CGTTGATGGAGCACTCCCGTCGCTGTTCGTCTGGATCAGGAGACCGTCGGTGAAGTTCGTAGCGTCGAGGAGGACATCCGTGAGCTCCCCCAGGGTTTCGGCGCCCCCACCTGCAGTCAGCAAGCCGTTCCACTCCCCGGCGCAGACCAAGCGTGCCAGGTTAACCAGGACAAGACGTCGCATCTCGTCCTCGTTCATCTCCTCTACAGCTATGGGATTGCCAGTTGCCTGGATGTTTGCGAAGGTCACAGTGTCCAGATCTATGTTCTGCAGGTTGGTATACACCCTGGGCGACTTCTTGTTGGCGTCTGGCAGCGGCATGCGATCACCCCAGGAGTCCATCCCACTCCTGTTTGACTGACAATCTTGCCATTTGACAGAGGATTAGTCTTCGAAGCTCGTCCTCGTTGAGCATCTCGATGCTGATCGGGTCGCCCACCAGGGTGATGTCGTCGTTAGTCACGTTCTCGAGTGTGGTGTTCTTGAACAACTTGTACACGCGCGGGGACTCCGCCTGGGCATCTGGAAGCGGCATCCTATCACTTCAGTTGCTTAGAGCGCGTCTTGACTATTCTCTCGATAGTCTCGAGGTCCTTGGTGGAGATGAATCCTCGGAGAAAGAGCTTCTTTGCCTTGCTCTCTACTTCGCCCAGTCGTCGCCGGCCTGCAGCCTTGGTCATCTTCGCCATTTACCTCACCTCAAGCATTGGTCAGGAATTGAGCCTTGTAGTTCAGAGCGATGGCGGTGCTGGCTGGAGAGAAGCTAGGTTGCTGGACTATTGGGGAGCCTGCAGCACATGAGCCGACGACGTTGCCCAGGGCATCGACGACGAAGAAGCCCTGCGTCTCGATCTTCGAACCGTCGACAGATGTTCCGAACCACTTGACGATCCGATCTCCCTGGAGCGTGTCGCCGATGCTGTTGCCAGTCTGAAGATCGGTGAGCTCGTTCGTAGCTCCGGTGGTCGGAGTGACGGTGAAGAGCCTGGAAATGCCGCGGGCAGTGTAGACGGCCATCGTGGCCTCTCTGTCCGCTGCAGTGTTGTTCATGCATTTCAAAATGTCACCAGCCTTGAGTGTGTAAGGTTGGCAGAGCACAGGAGATCCATCGGTCACAGCACCTTTGACTGACCAGGGGATGATTGCAGCCACCAGGCCCTGCGAGAGAATGAAGGAGTATCCAACCCCGTTATCGCAACTGACCAGTCCAGAGACCACGGTCTTGCCAGGCGCGAAGTCGCCGATCTCCTGGGCGGAGACGGTGTAGACGGTATCTGTAGTCAGATTGGTCTCGCTGCCTTCTGCGAGCTCTTTCTTCAGCGGGATGTTGGTCCCGTCCGAGCACACGAGGTTTCCAGTGACGGTGTTTGTCGCCATCTTAACCAATCCTCACATCGAGGCCGAGGGGCTTGATGAGCTTGTTCGCCTGGGTGAATGGGCGCCTCATGACTTTCTTGAAGATACGAGCTCCGATATTGAAGGTCGTAGCTGCGAACAGCATCGGGACTGCGTTTGCCTGGGCGTTGTCCATGATCTGCTGGAAGCTGAGAGTCGGGGCGTTCATGATGTCAGCCAGGCTGATCTGCGTAGCGCCAGTGAGCGCGAGCATCTGGCTTTCGCGGCCGAGGCCCATGTCTACAGTCCTGGTGTAGCCGATGTCGTACTTTCCAGTGAGTGCCTCGACTGGTCCAGAGCCTAGAGTCCCTTGGGTTATGATCGACAGATTGCCGTAGGCGACTGCCATATCATACAGGTTGATGAATTTCTTTCTCGAGCGTCGGCGCTTCGTCTTTCTGCGTGCCATTGAAAGTGAAAGTGAACAATCTGGCTAATAATCCTACTGAAACTCATCGATTGTCTTCTGAAACTTCCCATCAGGACCCTGCGGTTGAACAACTGTGTCGATCGCCGACATCTTCTGCAGGACGAATTGAGCCAGGGCAGCTTGCAGAGGGTTCGGAGGATCGTAGGGCACGACTCCCTCGCCGGTGAGCTTGTCCAGGGTGCTCTGGATCGCTTGAGCGAGGGTCGAATCCAGTTCAGCGACCGATTCCTCGAGCTCTCTCCTCATCCAGAGGGCGAGGAGGACGATCGAAAGCAGGCAAAGGACGTCGAGAAGACCTAAAATCAGTAATTCGGTGGCTACCATAGGGCTCAGACCGACGTCACACCGACGTCAGAGGGTCATGAACCTATCTTATCGTCCTATTTTTTCCACCCCGCGCACCCACCCTACTACCGTACGCCGCTATTCAACATTGTTCGGCTGTACCTTCTTGGGATAATAATAATAACACCCCCCTTTCAGGGTCGGATCATGTGCCCTGGCATCTCTGCAAGCTTGTCCGAACCCGCGTACGCCATATTTGCGTCATGGCCGAAAAAACGACGCTCTAGAATACTGTCTGAGACGATCGAGGACCATAGGAGATGCCAGAACCGCACCGCAGAGCTGAAACGCCTCAGAGACGACGTAAAGGCCCTTACAGAGGCTTTGGCTGAATCGGGCTATTTCCAGGAGGACGAAAATGAAGTGTAGTGAATGTGATTACTTCCAGATGATCGGCCCGATGGACTGGGGATGGTCAAAGGATGTCTATGGCTGTCCTCGATGCAAGAATATGTGGTGGCCCGAATGATGAAGGGACTCTGGCAGTGCCCGCAGTGTGAGACGTGGTGGACCTGGGCCACTCGCCCTGGCGCGATCACTCTGCAACGTCGATGCCGTAAGTGCGGCAAGCGAGTTCGAACGCAGCTAGTCCGTCACTGGTCTGGGCGAGGTCGACCTCGCCTGTGGAAACTTCTAGTACGGCCGAATCACGAACCTCACTACGCGCTGCGGCATGAGTGCCGCCAGAGGAACCGAGGACAGTGGAAGGAATGAGGAGCGTGTGCGGGATGAGATACGTCTGCTCTCGATGTTGTCGAGAGCTGAGGAGGACTGGAGGCGATGACCGTCGAGGGCAAAAGTGCGCCCGATGCTGCCGCGAGATCCGTGAGGAGTTGGGAGTTTGACACCGAGAGAGTTCCTCAAGTGGCTGCTGATCGAGTTCGATGCCTGGCAGGGTTGGGACAACTTCGCCGACCTCGAGGAGGAGCAGTCGATCAACCAGATAGACTGGTTCGAAGTCTCCGAGCACATGGAGATCGATTACTCGGACGTAGTTGATGAGGTCCTCGAGGTCGAGACGATCTGCCTCTGCTGCGGCCAGAGGCCCGAAGCGTGCGACAACAATGGTCTATCTCTCCCTTAGAGGGGGGGGGTAATACAGGATTCCTAGCCGTGTCCTGTATCGCCTACGAGGACTACAATCCTTGACCGCCGAACTGGGGAAACTCTTCTTCGCTTAATCCGAATAGATTGACGAGCATGTCTTTCACTATCATAGCCAGGGTACCAGCTTTAGGCTCGTCAGGGCGTTGTGCCCTCCTCTGTTGGTACTCTTGGTACCAGCCAGTGAAGTCGGCGGGAGTTGGTAGTCCCGTTTCGATTCCGAGAAACTCGAGGACCATGGCGATCGAGTAGAAGACGCCGATCATCTGCGTTGGATCTTTGAACTGCTTGGTGATCTCTGGCAACCCTAGTCCCTGGAAGAGAGAGCCGGCTCCAGAACTGAGTTGCTTGAACTGAACTGAAGCGATCAGATCCTCGAGGAGCTCACGTTCCTTGGTCTGGAGGCTGATGCGGTGCTCAATCACCCTATCCGGTTTTTTTCGCCCGGAATCGTTGACCCTTGTCATGAGAACGCACCAGCCAGGTCACTGAGGAGGGAAGCGATGTGCCCCGCCCCCAGGAGCCAGCCGAGTACGAATGCGAAGGCGTTGTCGATGACCAGGCGCTTGGCCTGCTCGGGGAAGCTCTCGTCGTCACTCATCGGGCATCACCGGCCAGTTGTCTGCGGCATCGTTGGCGGTGTCGTGCTCCTGGGGGAGATCTCGAAGCGCCTGGCGATAGTCCTTCCACGCCTGGCTCATGGTGCGATCCTTGATAGCTCGCCAATCGGTGGCGGCAAGCTCTCGATCCCGTTCTGCTCTGACTTCCTCCCAAGAGAAGTCACGCTGGCTCTCTTCCTGGAGCACCCCCGCGTCGTACACTCGGACGTTTCTTGAGAGAGGCATAGTATCACGTTATTTTCAGACTGACTGACAACTTGCTAAATGACAAAGGGTAGAAGTCGGTTAAGGTGGGGCTTGTTGGCAAATTTAGATCACTGTTCGATAGACGGATAGTGCGAGCGTTTCCGTTGATGTTAGGAGAGTCGCTCGTACACATGGCAGGGGTGTAAAGAGAACTAATCACCCTGATAGTCACGGCGATAGTAGCAGTTGAACGACACCACAAGATCCAGTATTGGGTTCCCTTGACGAGTGTGACTTCAGAGCTTAGACTTGTCTCGTAAACAGCACCCGTAGACTCGGAATCGAATGCCGCTTCTCCTAGCATAGTGTCCGGTGCGCCAGTCGTATCAACAGAGCTGTAAATCCCAACCTGGATGTCATTGGCTTCACTTGACGCTGAGGTTATATCGATCCCCATTTCGGCAACGACGCCGCTCTCCGGGGCAATGAAGGGGTAAGCAAACACCTTGTCATAATTTTCATGCGAAGACATAGCTTCCGCCGACGTCGAACTGTTACCGTAGGGAGGATAACCAGCGATCCCATAGCGGACGTATGACGCATTGATGAAGTCCTCGGGCAAGACTACGTTGAATTCATTCCCGCCACTAGCTGCAGTCAGCAGCCCGTTCCATTCACCTGCACATACCAGGCGTGCCAGGTTAACCAGGACAAGACGTCTCATTTCGTCCTCGTTCATCTCCTCGATCGCTATGGGGTTACCAGTGTCCTGGACATTAGCGAAGGTCACAGTATCGAGATCTATGTTCTGCAGGTTGGTATAGACTCGAGGAGACCTCTTGATAGCGTCTGGCAGCGGCATGCGATCACCCCAGGAGTCCATCCCACTCCTGTTTGACTGACAGACGAGCTAACTGGACGAGGATTAGTCTTCGAAGCTCGTCCTCGTTGAGCATCTCGATGGAGATAGGGTCTCCGATCAGCGTGATGTCATCGTTGGTGAGGTTCTCGAGGAGCGTGTTCTTGAGGAGTTTGTACACACGCGGTGACTCCGCTGGGGCATCTGGAAGCGACATCCTATCACTTCAGTTGCTTAGAGCGCGTCTTGACTATTCTCTCGATGGTCTCGAGGTCCTTGGTGGAGATGAATCCTCGGAGAAAGAGCTTCTTTGCCTTGCTCTCTACTTCGCCCAGTCGTCGCCGGCCTGCAGCCTTGGTCATCTTCGCCATTTACCTCACCTCAAGCA